TACAAATGAACCAAATACTGTTACAAATGAACCAAACACTGTTACAAATGAACCAAATACTGTTACAAATGAACCAAACACTGTTACAAATGAACCAAACACTGTTACAAATGAACTAAATACTGTTACAAATGAACTTATACCTAATTCAATAGTACCAAAAAACACTTATAATATCGAAAAAACAATACCTTCATCTTTATTAGTAACTCAAAGAAATAACAAAAATGTTAATAATTCAAAAACAAACAATGAAAATAGTACAATACACTCACGACAAACAATAATAGAAGATTCTTTACAAAAAAACCTTTCCGCTAATAACATAACAGATGAGATAATTGATGCGTTCGGTTATAATAAACTACAATTTCCTATACAATCGTTAAATATTATATACCCAAATAAAATATTGGAAACGGAAGGTATACAATCAATTGATCAAATACCATTTATTGTCGGTAAAAGAGGTCTCGATGAAATAATGGATTACCAAGACAATTCCACAGAAAACACCCAACCCGAAAAATTCAACTATAATTACAAACCAAACGTACTTTCAAAATACGGACGTATATTTCACCGTGACAATATTTCAAAATACAGTGGAAAAATTTCTAAAATATGTGAAATTATACAAAAATCTTCAAAAGGAATAATAATGATATATTCACAATACATTGATGGAGGAATAGTACCTATTTGTTTGGCGCTAGAAGAAATGGGAATTACACGTTATGGTAGTGCGTCTTATACAAAATCTCTTTTTCAAACTCCCCCGACTGAACCAGTCGATTCCGCAACAATGAAAACCCGTTCCAATCTAAAAATTGCCAATTCTGCCGCCGTTTTTAAACCCGCTAAATATACTATTATTTCAGGTGATATTGCGTTTTCTCCTACAAATGATGAAGATATAAAATATATTACTAGTGAAGAAAATAAGTATGGTGAAAACGTAAAAATAGTTATTATTTCAAAAGCGGGAGCAGAAGGACTTGATTTTCGCAATATTCGACAAATACATGTTATGGAACCATGGTATAACATGAATCGTATAGAACAAATTATTGGCCGCGGAGTTCGTAATCTTAGTCATTGTTCTTTGCCGTTCGAAGAACGTAATGTTGAAATTTTTCTTCATTCTTCCATTCTTCCAACCCGTCAGGAAGAAGAATGTGCCGATACATATGTTTATCGAACGGCAGAAAAGAAAGCAATACAAATCGGTAGGGTAACTAGACTTATTAAAGAAACCTCTGTGGATTGTATGTTAAATATTGGTCAAACAAATTTTACGATTGAACAATTTAACGCCCTGGTAGAAAATCAAAATATAAAAATTCATATAAGTAGCGAAGGAGGAGCAGAGGTTGATCACGTTATAGGTGATAAACCATATACTGATATGTGTGATTATATGGACAACTGTGAATATAAATGTCACGTTCCCGTAAATGGTGAAAAGGCAATTAACCTGGATGATTCTTCATTTGAACCTGATAAAAGCACATTTGGGTTGGAATTTATTAGTGACAATAATTCGCGAATTATTGAACGTATACGTGGACTTTTTAAAGAAAGACCGTTTTATACACGAAAAAATCTTATACAAGCTTTAAATTCACAAAGACCTTATCCGTTAGAACAAATATACAGTTCTTTAACTTATCTTATTAAAAATAAAAATGAATATTTAATTGACAAATATGACAGATTAGGTAATTTAATTAATAAAGGAGATATATATTCTTTTCAACCGGTGGAAATAACCGATGAAAGTATTTCTATTTATGAAAGGAATGTTCCAATTGAATACAAACGAGGCGAATTAAAGGTTCAAGTCCCTTCAGAATTCAAAGAACCGGAAAATCAAACGTTAAACGATGCCGACTCTATATCTCATTTAAAAGAAGTTACTCCACTTACACCAACACCCCATCCAGCAATTTCTTCTAATACTTTTAATTTACCCACTTCTACTCAATTTGTTGAAAATAAAGTTAAAAATATAAATTCCTCTTCATCAATTGAAATCGCACCAATTCCTACACAAACAAGAAGAAAAGACAAATTAACACAAGTTATAGATGATATAGAATCCAGTTACCTTACCCTTATTTCTCCAAAAATAGATAATATAGAATCTATACCCGAAAAAAGCCAATCTGTTGCTATGAATATTAGAATTATACGCGACCATTTAACCACCATATTTGGTATTACCGTAGAACAAATACTTAAGTATTCTATATATAAATTATTAGAGTCTTTAAATTTTAAAGAAAAAATATTAATACTAGACGAAATATTTAAAGAAAACCAACAATCAACATTATTGAACGAACCTTTATTAACAAGTTATACCGAATTAAATAAATTAATATACCAGTATTTTAAAGAAAGACAATTAGGAAACGAAAAACCCACATTTGCTATTACCGATGAACAACAAAATTTATCTATATTTTCATATACACTTCAAACCGGTTGGGTTCAACAATATAATACAAAACCATTTTTAGATGATTTAAAAAGATTCGTTGTTCCAATTGACCGAATAAGCAATATATTTGGATTTATTGAAAAAGGTGTATTTAAAATTCGCGATAAAAATAACAAACGTAATAAAGGGTTTGATATAACACAAGCAGGAAAACAACGCGCTATAGAAATATTAAATTATTATATTGAATTATTTAATCAAAATCGGGAAATTTTTGGAAAAGGGGAACAAGTAAGGGTATATACACCAGAAAACACTGTTAATATTAAACAAAGAGGTGTATGTGCGATTGTAGAAATGCTTTTACGTTTTATAAAAGAAAAAATGTCGAACTCAAATCAATTATCTTTTCCGGTAGTATTTTTAACCGAAGAAGAAATATCCATTATAAAAAAGTATATAGTGTAAAGTATTACTACTAATGGAAGATAATTATTTTAATAAAACGAATAATAAAATAGTTATATTTAATTCAAATGGTTCAAAACGGACAAATAAACAACCAATCCCATTTTCATCACTAATAACAACAAATCATGAAAAAATTAAAATGGAAAAAGAACGTTCCAAGCGTGTTATTACCGAAACCAAACGATGGGAGTTTTCACCACAAGAATTAACATATGATAATCAATTAGCCGTATTAAATATGATTGGTTTAACTGACAATACTACAATTGGTAAATATCAAAAAATAATATATTCCCAAATTAAGGCGAAAATAAGAAGTTACAAAGATCAGGACTTAAAAAAAAACAAATACGATGTTTTAAAATTTGTAACGGTTGATTTTATTATTAACAAATTAAAAGAATCATCTATGATATGCTTTTATTGTAAAGAACCAACAAATATTTTATATGAATATGTAAGAGAACCAAAACAATGGACAATAGAACGATTGGATAATACGTTTGGACATAACTGCGAAAATATCGTAATTGCGTGTTTGTCGTGTAATTTGCGAAGACGAACTACTCATTTTGAACGATATTTATCGACAAAACGTATTTGTGCGGGAGTAGTTAAAGTTGAAGAAAATACAAATGAAGAAAATACAAATGAAGAAAATACAAATAATAATATTTAACCCTTATTTAAAACAATTATTTTATAAATTTTTATTTTTTAGTATGTTATAAAACCACCATACTTGGTAACAAAGCATGTTTAACTTTTTGTCTATTTTAACAATTTTTAAAATTTAAAATATTTAAACTTTATTTAAAACAATCATTTTATAAATTTATAATTTATATGACTTTATACAATAATTAACACCAATAATGGTAACATAATATAAATATTATTGTAAACCTTAGTTTTTTTAATTATTGTAAGGGTGTAAACGGCAAAGGGTTAATTAATGTGATAATTTTCGTGTTAAATTAAATAAGAAATAATATATATGAGTTATTTTACACATAAAAAACGTATTCAAAAGACTTTTAAAGGAAAACGTATTCAAAAAACTTTTAAAGGAAAACGTACTAAAATGTATGGGGGTACTCTAACATGTGAGTATAATAAAGCAAATCATGAGTTTTATATCGTTATATATGATATTGATTACAAATATAAAAAAGATGAATTAAATGATTACATAAATTCAAATCCTTTAACAAAATTTTTAGAAAATTTTATTATAAATTCTGATACTGACTGTAATGATGTAATAGAAAATATTATGTCTTTAATTATTAATAAATGTAACGAATTTACTGTTATTATTTGTATTTTTTTAAAATATGATATACTTATTAATAAAAACTTTAGAGAAAACTTTAATTTGGGATTAATTAGTCTTGATAAAAAATATTATAATAATACATTAATTATTTCATGGAGCGGTTTAAGTGAAATAAGTTCTATACCAAAACAAGAATTTTCCAAATATTTAATACATAATATTTTATATACACAGACAGAACCTAATAAATTTGTAATAGTATACAATATTATTGATTCTGACCAAAATATAAAATCGATTAATATTGATAAATTAGTATATCAATTTAAAACATATAACACACTTTTTTTTTTGAGTAATTTTGAAATTTTTATTCCTTACGTTTTAGATGAAAAGATAAAGCGTGAAAGAAGGGAAATTGAAGATCGTGAAAGAAGGGAAATTGAAGATCGTGAAAGAAGGGAAATTGAAGATAGTAAAAGGGAAATTGAAGAATTTAAAAAAATGGAAATTGAAGATAGTAAAAGAAGGGAACTTGATGAAGAACTTGAAAGAAAAAAAAAAGAAGAGTATGACAAAATATTTAATAAATATGATAATGAATTTTTTGGTGAATATTATAATGATACTGCCTATATTGGTAAATATTATACGAATGAAAGAATTTCTACAAAAAAACTTAAAAATGTTATAAATGTATTATGGAGTTCGCATGGTTCACAACATAAAGATTATAGTTGGTTTTTATTTCCATTTAAAAGTTTATCATTTGTTGTACCAAATGGTCATTTATTATTCACTAAAAAAGTACCTACAACATATAATGGTATTTGTATGAATTACACAAGTACATGGGTAAAAACCCCACTTGAAAAACAAATTGATAAAGATTTTCATGATAAAGATTCTGAAAATATATGTTATTCAGAAAAAATTTTAAAAAGTGTTTGGTCAATTATAAATAAAGAAGTAAATCCATCTTTTGTTACTAAATTATTTGGTTTTAGTAGAATTAATACAAGGTTAAAAGAACAATTACATAATCTTGGTATTAAAAACCAAACCGATTTTATAAATGTTGATTCAAATAAAAGTTTGAATAGAATAAATTTATTTATAGAAAATATAATAGAATATTTAACATCAGAGAACCAAACAAAAGTAAATGAATTATTACGTATATACCAACAAACTCGATTAATAAGACTTAGAAATATGACTTTACAAATTAGGAATAAGGAAATATCTAGCGGTATACATTTATGCGTAGAAAATAAAAGTATTTTTATAAAAAGAATTCAACCATTAACAATAAGTTTACAAGATGCTTTACAAATATTAGAAGATACACTAATAAATTATGGTGGTGGCCAATTAAAACTTGAAAATTTAAATATAATAATGGTATGTTGTAGAACAGATATGCCAACCAGTTCAGAATCAGAAAATGTGAAACAAATTAAAAAACAAATTCGAGATATGATAAAAGCAAATGCTGAAAAAAGGATAAAAGCAAATGAATACGAAAATCGTTATCCAGGAACAATAAATTTAACTTCACAGCAAGGTGAAGAAGTTAAAAGTATATACATTGATCCTATAATATTTCATGAGATGGTACGACGAAAACATGAAGAATCAAAACCATCAATTATAAAACAAACTATAAAATCTTCAGACCAATGATAACCCTTTGCCGGTTATATCGACGGATTTGTCGGTAAAAGTATTTTGTGTTTTGTAATGATATTTATATAGTTAATACCATTTATGGTTTCATTTTTTATTACAATATAAGAAAAAATGAAAAAAATTAAAAAGTCCAGAAACGGCAAAGGATTAAATTAAATATTGGTTATTTATATATGAGTTATTTTAAAAATAAAAAATGTATTCGAAAAACTT